GTTGGTTTCGAGGTTCGTATGAAGAAAGATTTGTGGGACTCGGTCAAGAGTCTTAACCGGGCGTTTCGTGTCAAGGTCTGTAAGGATCGCTCTCGTAGCACCGGGAAGTACCTGCTCTATCTGGAGTACACACATGATGGGGTTCGGGATCGCTGGTTCCCTGGCCTCTCGCTCTGGCTGGATGATCAGCATCGCTCCCAGGACGAGATCACTATCCGGCGGGTTCTGCTTTTGCGGGAGAAGCGGGAACAGGTGGTGATGTCTGGCGGCAGCCTTTCCTCAGATGTTTCCATGGTGCGCTTCCATGATTATGGGGTGGACGTAATCTCAGGGAAGAAGCCAAAAAACCGCAAGGGGTACCAGGGAGCGCTGGATTCCTTCTCGAAGCTATACCCTGGGATTATGCTGTCTGAGGTGTCATCCAGGCATGCATCCCGGTATCTATCGAGTATCTCGCACCTGTCTTCATGTACCATCAATCATTACCTGGGTGCGCTTCGCCATGTATGTGCGCTTGCGGTTCGTGATGGTCGCATCCAGTCGAATCCCTTCGTGGGGATATCCGTGAAGCCGTCCCAGGCCAAGAAGGAGTTTCTCACGATCCCGGAGCTTGAAAAGTTGCTGGATGTTGCTTGCGCCAATCCAGAGGTTAAGCGGGCGTTCATCTTCTCCTGTTTCACTGGTCTGCGCCTGGGCGACATCAAGGGGTTAACCAGTGATCAGATTCGGGATGGCTATCTGCATTTCACCCAGGCGAAAACCGGAGCGCATGAGAGGCTCCGGCTTCCTGGGATTGCTCTGGAGATCGTGGCTGGAATTGATGGTCGTGTTTTCCGGTTGCCTGGCTACAAGCAGCTACGGCGTGATCTGGCGGCCTGGGTGCGGGATGCCGGGATCAAGAAGCGGATCACGTTTCACTGCTCCCGGCACACTTTCGCTACCCTTCAGCTAACGCTGGGCACCGATATTTTCACCGTGTCCAAGCTCCTGGGGCATTCGGATGTCCGGGTGACTCAGGTCTATGCGAAACTGGTGGATGCCAAGAAGGACGAGGCGATGGATCGGCTGGATCATGCCGGGATTGGCTCCTCTGGTGGGAAGACTGTTCCGTAGCCTATCCCTACTGCGCTGCTTAATGTGTCGTTCATTTTGAACGGGTAGAAGATGTCGCAGATGGCGTTTTGCGTCAGGTAGTTGATTAGCCACCAGAAGCCGTCCACCATTACTCGCTCTGGCTGGATCACGTACCTCTCCCCATCCCATCTTTGCGCCAGGACGTTCCAGACGTTTCCGTTTGCGTCGGTGATTCTCATCAGTTCGGATTCGGGATTGTGATCCTGGATGTGCTGCTTACCGAGTCATCCATGTTGAACGGGAAGCTGATGTCGGTTGCTCCCGTTGCTCCTGCCAGGTAGTTGAAGAACGTCATTGGTATCTGGATGGATTGCGGGCTTGGCAAATCCTCCGGAACCAATACCGTGATCGTGTTGTTCCCTGCCTGCACATTGAACGTCTGGCCTGTCGTCAGGTCGTATTTTTCTATCAGCCACATGCCGTTTCCAGACAGGCTACCTGCCTCCAGGAACTCGTGGTCGTAGAGTGTGAATCCTGACGTTTGTGGTGCGAGTACGGATAGTGTTTTCCTGTTGTACCCTGGGTTGTTGGCTGCGAAGTCTGTCGCTCCAAAATCGCTTCCGGAGTACACCCTGGTCTTTAGCTCGAATTTCCATCCTGATGCCTGCGTTGGGTTCGATGGGTTCACGGTTACTCCCAGGTTTTGGAGGGTTGGGGTGCTGAGCAGGTATAGGAATCCTGGCATCTGCAGGCTGTAAGTGATCCCGCCTTGGGTGTAGTCTACTGTGGTGACGATGGGCATCCTTATTGGTTGTCCCTGGAGCCCTGCCGGAATGGTTAGTCCCAGGATTTCAGGCGTTGCGTACTGCAGCGATAGCGGGATGTTTAGCTGCCGAACTCTGCCTGGTTCTACGGTGACGGCGGGATAGGTGGTTCCGGTGT